GACCGTACTTCTTCAACCACTTCTTCGCTGTCGCCACTGTCTTCGGGTTGTCCAATAGTATCATCGCTTGCATCTGCGCTTGGCTCTTGAACGGCATCTTCTTCAGTTTTAATTTCTACTTTTGTAACTTCTTGATCTACTTCGCTTTGACCGCTTGGTATTTCTATTTTAGTTACATCTTCTGTTTTACCTAAGTTTTTAGGTTTGGAAGGTTTTTTAACTTTAAACTCACCTTCTTGTTTTACTTCTTCTGACATAATATAATATAATTAAATAATTAAAAGTTTTTTATCTAGGCTCAAATTGCTCAAGCCCAAAACCTCCAAGCGAATCGTTACCTGCTGATTCAAAATTCTTAGGCAACTCATCGTTTTGTCGTTGAGATATCATTTCAGACTGTTGAGTGCCTATGATTCTAGCACGTTCGTCTTTACGATTTTCTATTTCTTTTTCTTTATCTCTTTCAACTCTAGCTTTAGCTTCAGCGAGTTGTATGTTGTAATTAAACTCTTCAGCCATTAACTGCTTTTTAATTTCAGCTTCTGTCTGCATACGTTGTATTTCAAATTGAGACTTACCTTGTTCGAGTTGAAGTTTAGTTTCTGTAAGAGCTTGCTGTTTCTGTAACTCCGCAAGAGCTGCTTTTTCTGCAGTTTCAGCGTTAGCTTGAGCCTGTGCTTGTATGTTTTGTCTTTGGGCAGCTTGATCTCTTTCTATCTTTTGCTTACGTTTTATTTTAAGCATTTGATTAGCAAGCTTTAAATTAGATATTTCTCTAAGATCAATAATGTCTTCTAAATCTATACCACCAGTTTGTAAAGCAACTTGTATGTTCTGCTCTAATTGAGCCTTTTCTTCTTCATCTGGTTCTAACTCTAAGAAAATACCAAACTCATGTAAGTTTAATTTTTCTATTTGCGATAGTGTGTTTGTGTTAAACACACTTATACTATTCATTAACGCATTTTTAGTTAGCGGAAAGTTTAACATATCAGCAGCTCGTAGGCTTATGTTCTCTGCGGCTCTTACTGTTATATACATTAAAGATTGTAGTATATGTTTTGTAGCAGTGTTTGATGCGGCTGCGGCTAATTTTTGTAAACCTACTAAAGCGTTTTTATCTGGTTGACTACCGTCTCTAGCCTCATTAAGACCCGTCACGTCACGTATCATTTGTAAATAATATTGATACGTTTGCACTAGCGCACCTATTTTAGCTTGACCGTTAGATGTTTGTAATTCTTGAATTGGCACTTTACCAGGGTTAATATCACCATCTATAGTCTTAGATCTACCTACAATACTACCAGTTTGGAAGTACATGTTTAAAGCTTCTTGTGGATTATAGTTAGTGCCATTGCCTAAATCTACTTCTGACAAACCATCAACATCTACAAACACACCGTCTGGTACCATACGAGCAAGTACTTGTTGTATTTTTAAGTGAGTTAGCTGTATCATATCCGCAAACCCAATACATTTACTTACTAAACTTTCTATTCTACCCTTATACATGCGAGGAGCAGATATAGCGTAATTCATTTGAACTTTAGTCTGATCACTGTAAGGTCTTGTCATGTTTTCTGCTAACTCCCATTTAAGCATTTTTTCATGCCCAAGTATTTTAGCACCGCTATACAAAACCTCTATAGCTCTATGTACTCTTTCAAAATTATCGTTAGCTGGCGGATTAAAATCTCCTGGTTTTTCTAAAGCTTTTTCTAAACCCTGATCTGTTTCTTTTATTTTAAATACTTGATTATTATAAGTTTTGTATTCAAAATATAAAACCTGAACATTATTATAACTATCATCTTGACCCCAATAGTTTCTAGTGTAATTAGAATCACCAGGGTATTTTTGTATTTCCTCTAACTCAGCATCACTTAAATAAGGAAATTGTTTTTTAACCTCTTCTAAACTCACACTTTTAACTTCACCAACATAATATATGTCTTCAAAGTTAGGATCTTCTGTGTATGAATAAACTAAATTAGCTGGATCTACATACTCTACAGTTATGCCATTAGCTAAATTAAAATTTGTTTTAGCGCAACTAATACCTATGGTTACTAAATCATAAGCTAATCTTTTCTTTATTTCATGATACTTATTAAAACTAAATACATTTTCTATAAGTTCTTCTTCAGCTATTTCAATAGCTTGCTTATAACTAAGCTGCATATGAAGCTCTAACTCCTCTTTAGTTCTAGGCAAATCATCCGCAGGCACATTAGTATTTTTTAAGTTTACACCTAAGTTACCTTCTGCTTGAGCTATAAGATCTTTAGCAAAAGCATCTTTAGCTAGGCCGGTAGCATGAGCTGTTCTTTTTTTAGTTGAGTATGGGTCTGTAGCAAAAGATTTTATTTCATAACCTTTATCAGTCATACCATTTACTACAATATCTACAAATTTAGATAATACAGCTACGGGTTTCCAGTCTAAATTTAAATAAGACAAGTCACCATTGATTGACAACTCATCTTTATATTTTGCAACAGACTGCTCACCTCTAGCGTATAATCTTAATCTATGAAAATCTTGCCAGTTATTACCAAAGCGACCACCAGCTCCTAAACCACGATCACCTCTAAACCATTCGTTTTCAATAGCTCTACCTACTTGATAACCGTAGTCTAAAGTATTCTTTTCTGCGTCTGGTACCACCTGACTTGGAAAGGAACTATTTACATTAGTATAAACCATTTATTGTATTATTTTTGAAATGTAACCTGTGTTATCATATTTTTTAAACGATATGTTAACTGGATCTCGTTGTTGTATGTTTACTGGTGTGTATTTATTTTTATTACAAGCCATTATAGCTAGACCAGAACTAATCGTTGCATCAAACTTTGTTCTATTGTTTATATTAAACTTTGCCCAGTCTTCTAATGTTCTTTGAAAATACATGTCACCATATCCATTTTCACTCAAACCCACGTAATCTTCTATATATGATTCTATAGCAGCAGCGTGAGCTTGCTTAATATCTTCACTTGAATTAGGTATACCACCTATTTCTCTTTCCGCGACAGACAGTTTATTATATATTTTATCTGGTCTGTTCATTGAAAATTTTCTATAACCTCTACGTTTTAAATAATACAATAGTCGAGGTTTGTTATTCTCTGCAAGTATAGGCATGCCATAAAAATGCAATGCCATTAAAACATCTTCAAAGAATATTTCAGCTGTTGGAGGTCTTGATATATATTCTAAAAAGAACATATTAAAGGGCGCTTGCTCCATGCTAAATTTAGTTAAACCGTGTAGCGATCCTTTTGAGCCACGCTTGTCTACAGTTCCAGATATATCGTAACTATCACAACCAAAAGCACCTACGTGATCATTACCTGGAAACTTCACTCCATTTTTTATTATTACACGGTTTTGTAGATTTATAGGTGGAATCCATGAAACTAAAAATCTACCATTGTTGTCTGGTACAAAGCTAACGCTAGTATCTTTTATACCACCAGCCCACTGAAAGTTACCTTGAGTAACCATAGCTTTGTTTTTCATATCTTCATTATGATCTATTTGCTCATAAATTTTAGTTAGATTAAATAAAGATAATTTTGCTTCGTCTCTAAACGCGTGTTTCTCTGTTCGTGGGAACTGACGGTAATATTCATTTAAACTGTCCTGATCATTTCTAAGACCATCAACTTCATTTTCCCAGTGTTCTATGACACCTGTAGTAATTAAATCGCCCTGTGGGTCTTTAACCGCGTCTCTTGGTGAGTCGAATACAGGTATTCCATAAGAATCAATGAACCCTTCGTAGTTCCATTCCATAGGTATGAACAAACTATATAATCCCGAGCTAGTCTGTCCATTGCGGTTTCTTTGTGTGACGTCTGACGCATAGTATAATTTTTTAAAGTTATCACCACCTTTGTCTAAAGCGTTACTTGTAGATCCCATCATACACTTACCAACAACTTTACTACCTAATCTTAATGTGGTTTTTGTAACCCGCCAGTTATTTAAAATGTTATCTGGACGCTCCCACTTACCTGATTCATCGTGGGCAAGGAGTTTAAGCTTTTCACCGTCATATGAGTTGTCACCTGTATTTTTCCAGTCGATTGTTGTATCAAGCCCTTCAAGTTCTTCTGGCGCTTCTCCCTGATCAAGTTTTCTTCTTGTAAGCTTTGACGCTGGTACTCTATAGGCGAGTTCTGTTTTCGGTCGATCCATACCGTCTTGTATGGGTTTGAAAAAGAACGGGTAGTTGATTGATATCGGTACAACTTTGTCGGTAAACATTTTTTTAGCGTCAGCTCCTGACTTTGATAATATTCCAAAACGTGAGTCGGAAGATATAGTCGCTTGGTGTACAAGTTCTGATGACGCCATAAAGGAAAAACCAGACCGTCTATTTTTGAGGTAGCATATACCATAACATCGTTGATCTGCTTTACACGCTTCCCAGAATATAAAGAAAAGTCTATTTGATTCTCTGTAATCTGCTGCCCCAACGTCAATTTTAGACCACTGCAAGAACATGTAATGAGAGCCAGTAATATAAGTAGATATACCTTTGTTTTTAAACCAGAAACCTTCTTCTCTTCTTCTGAACTCTTCATCAATGTAATCATACCATTCTTCCTTAAAGTTAACTGGATATCTTTCCCAGTCAAATACGCTTTTGAT